CTTTATATGGGTGGGTAGAACTATCAGTTCCGATCATATCAGTAAATGGCAATGGGATTTTTGAGATATCCCAAATCTTGTTCATTACATCCTCACGGATGAGACCACCTCTAGCAACCGTTCTTAAATCAGCTGCGTCTAAGTTAGCTGTACTCATGTTTTTACTCCAGTATCAATAAGTAATTGTGCAATAGCGTCAGTTTCAGCAGCGCGTCTTTGTGTACCCGTCGATGAAGCTGCGCGTTTAATTAGTTTGTCTAAGTGCGAAACATTGTTGCGTTTTAGACTTGTTTGTTTTTGGAAATTAGGCTTTTGCTGAACAATTTTTTGCTCAGCCTCCTTAACTCCACGCTTGAGCTTCATGGCATCTTTAAGCACTTCTATCATGCGATGATCGTTAATTGATGCAAATTCTTGAGGCGTAAAGCCATAGGCTTCTCCTGCAAAAGAACTTAAATCTTCGAGTGCACTTTTTAGAACTTTTTGATCTCTCCACTCAGGATTTTTTTCTAAGGTCAATTCAATTTGCCTTTGATGCAATTGTCTTTGACCTTCTTGAAACTCGTTTTGAAGCTGTTCGGCTTCTGCATTTTTAGTAGAAGCAACAACTTCTAATATTCTATCAAACTCTGCACTCTGCATTTGGAAATCTTGCACTAATGCAGCATACTCAGCAGGGTTCTGTTGTCTTATTAAAGACCAATTAACATCTTCGTACTGCTTCAAAAACTGCCCTTTAACATAAGCAGTAGCTTTTTCAAGAGAATCAAGCTTATCAGTGTATTGCTTAGTTGTTTGCTCAACAGCAGTTTTAAACTGTCTTGTTTCTTCGGCTAACAATTGACTTTTTTGAGTATTATGCTTATTAAACTGATAACCAGAAACAAGTTCTTTGAGCGCAACTTCTTCTTCCTGCCCATCAACTTTTACTTTTACAGCTTTTAAATTGCCTGTGTCATCGAGAACAACAGCTGAGTCGTCAATACCAAGAGCTTTGCCCCATGTGACTTCTTCATCAGTACTTTCGTCTTTTTTATCAATGACTTCAACATCTTCTTTTTTGTCATCAATAGGCAACTCGTTGTCTAAGCCGTCGACATTAACAAGAAATTCTGCCATGTCGTCCATACTAGAAACAGAATCAAGCGAACTACCTTGACCGTCTTCTAAGTTTTGCAATCTATTTTTTAACCAGAACATAACTCACCTTTAGGAATCAAATTTATCAATCATTTTTTGAGCTACTTTACCGTCATTAATATGCGACTCTACCATATTTTTTAGGTCAAGCAAAGCATCAAAACGTCTTTTTATGGGACAAAGCACCATAAAATCTTCGTCTAAATCAACTTTAGTGTGAATAAAGTCATTTAGCAAGTCATCCTTGTATTTTTCAATGATATCCAAAAGATAAGAGTACGCACCTTCTGCTTTCTTAGCAAGTGCCATAGCCTTAGCGCAGTCATTTTTAGATGAAAGCGACACTATTCATCATCCTCTGAATAATCAACAACTTCCCAATCACTAGCAATAGCATCTTCAAGAGAAATATCTACAGCGGAGTCCCAGACTTTTCTACGGATAAAGCCTCCAGTCTCATGAAGTTCGTACAAAGCTTCTTCTAATTCCACATCAGTCCCCTATAATAACAATAAAATTTCTTCATCTTCTCTTCGAAGCATCTCTAAATACTGATCAATAATTCTTTGTGCATTTAGACGTGCTTCTTCTAACGCTTGTTCTCGTGATACAGCGGCTTGAGTCTCACTAAACTTATCAATAACATCAGACACCACGGAATCAGCAAGAACGTCAATGCTAGAAGTCTTAATGTTTGCATCTTTAATTACCTCTTTTGCTTCATTAAATAATAGATTGTAAACCTGTTGGTCTATTTCCTCAGGTCTCAGTTTTATTACTTCTTGCTGTTTTTCACGCTTTACATAAGTAACGTGTTTCTTGCCGCTTATTCCTTTAGTGTCTTGTTGTATTCCTGAACCATCTGAGGCAGTACCATCACTGCCTGTTATCAATATGCCAAAACCAGAACCAGACGCATTACCATTTAAGTTTGTAAACGCATTGCCATTAGCACCCGTGATTTGTATATTAAAACCAACACCACTTGCACTGCCACTACTAGAAGCAGTCCCGCTGCTTCCTGTTATTTGTACATTAAACCCTGAGCCTGTAGCGCTACCATTTACCCCTGTAGAAGCATTACCGCTCGCACCTGTTAGCTGTACTTCAAACCCTGCCGCACTTGCACTACCATTAGCAGAAGTAGATGCCGTACCATTAGCACTTGTTATCTGTACATTAAAGCCTGCGCCAGTAGCGGAACCATTAGTAGTTCCAGAAGCGCTACCACTACTACCCGTAAGCTGTACGCTAAATCCTGCACCGCTTGCATTACCATTAGTAGCAGTAGACGCAGAGCCACTACTACCAGTTAGTTGTACTTCGAATCCTGCACCAGATGCACTAGCACTCCCACTAGCATTTCCAGATGCTCCAGACAAAGTGACTGAAAATAGACTAGCACTCGCATTACCATTATTAGACGACCCTACAGTAGTTAGGGTGCTTAATGGAGATTCGCCAAGTGAGTTAAATCCTAAATTCATATTACCAGGTAGTTATAAAGCAAATGCTATCGCCACCACGACCAGCCTTGCCAGCTGCCGAGCCAGTTAATGCGCCGCCTGAGCCTCCACCGCCGCACCCGTAAGCCCCATCGCCACCATTGGATTGCACTAAGCCTGCGCCTGTCGCCGTACCGTGCGTAGAGCCGCCGCCTGTGCCGCCTAGAAAATAATGATTGCCCATTACAACCCCTGGCGTACCAGAACCTGCTGGGGTCGTTGCAGCAGCAGCGCCAACGCCGCCGAGTCGGTTACCAATTTCATACGGAGAACCTGTCTGAGCAGACCCGTTAATCATACCGCCGTTTGTGCCAGCCGTAGCAGCAGCAGGCAAGCCGCCACCACCTGTACCTCCGGTTGTACATGCGCCGGAGGTAGGCAACGTTAACGCACCACCCGCAACAGCAACACCACCGATAATACCCAACTGACCAGCCATAAAGTTAAAGTTACCCCAGCCAGCAAGAATATTGTTGGCAATAGTAGCAACAGCACCCGCTGTACCAGCAGCACCAGCTGTTGCACCAGCAGCGTTACCACCATTACCGCCGCTGTTAGCGATTAACAGTAAATAGGATGCTGTGGGGCTGGTAGTGGGCGTATTGGATGTCACCGATATATACGATGCAGCCGCGCCACCGCCTTGCATCACGTTGATGTAAAGCACTGGCGGCAGGAAATTCAATGGCACAGTGAGTATACTTACGCCACCAGAGCCACCACCGCCTCCTCCTGCTGCTGTGCTGTTTGCACCAATCGCGCCATTACCGCCATTACCACCGCAACCGACCAGGACAAATTGCGCCATGGTCTTGTTACGTGGCTTATGCCATATTTGCAAGTGCCTCTGTGTACTAGAAGGCGCAGTAGCATAGAATACATCCGTATTCATGCCATAGCCGGGCAGATACATAGGTGCTGACATTAGTAAGTCCCGTAGAACGGAATAAACTGCCAGCCAGCAGCAACGGCGGTACCTAAGCCGATGTATATTTTAGTGCCCGGTTCAAATGGTCTGTTGATAGCCCACCAAATATCGTTAGAGGTGATACCCGCTGCTGCAGCTGTCGTCGCAGGCAAGGGTAATTCGCTCAGAAACGTGTTATTTGTCGCTGTTGCATTAGTCGAGCCATTGTTCAGGAACATACGTGCCACTGATGCAACGTTTGTACCGTTAGCTTTGCACATGAACCCCAGCAAGAATGAACCATTTGTACTGTCCATTGTCGCGACTAAGACATTGTTAGCATTTGTGCCATCAAAGTCATTGGCTGCAAGCGTTATCTTGGCTGAAAAAGTCTTGGTACTGCCACCCGTTGAGCTATTGCTAACGGCTTTAACGTACATTGGTAAATTATTTGCTGCCATAATATTCCTACATTAATGGGACATTGCCCATTGAAAGGGCATTAGCTAAACCTAGTTCGGTCAGCTGGTTAGCAATGTGCTCATGAATCGTAACAAATACATCCTTAGTTCCTGCACTGAAATTAACTAAGGCATTTGCATTTGATGACTCGGCTACCTGATCGCGGCTTAGCGTACTAGACGTGACTAACGTACCATAGCCAGTTTCCCACTCAGTCCCAGTCTGCCCAACGATCGCATAAGGTATCTGAGTATCACCAACGGCAAAATCAGCAGTAAACGCATCAAACTGGCTAACTGCACCCAATAGCGTGACTGTTCCAGTTCCAGTGGTTGTCGTCGTTTCCTTGGTTCTATCGGAGAAACGAGGCATACTATACTCTAGTCACAAGAATATCACTTGTATATGTGATACTGAAATTACCAGCAGAAGCAGTTACAGTGCCACCAAAATCAATAAACCCAACAAGATAGTCAGTTGTGTTCGTACCACTATTTTTGTAGACAATAGCTCCAACTGCACTAAACGTAGCAGCAGTCCAGCCATTAACAATATTTGTTAGCGTAAGAGTATTTCTATTGTTAGTTGTGTCTATTGTGTTGAACGTATAGGCTTGCGCAATACCACCAGCAGTATAGCCTGTTCCTGTTATCTCATTAGTAACGTCAGAACGAGCAATCCATGCGTCTAAGTTTGCTTCAGATGGTATACTTGAAACAAGCAAAACTTTTAATGTGTCACTAGAAAAGTTATGCCTTGCGATACATAAGTTTCTTGTTAAGTTTGTAAAACTAGTAGAAGCCATTTTATTCCTCTATAACATGCGTTATTAAGCCATTTTCATCACGTATTGGTCTTTTAATACGAGGTCTATTTACTGATTCGTGTAGTCCTTGCACAGTGTTTGCAAGATCACTAATTTGTTGCATAACTGCTTCATTGTTTTGTGAGTGCATATCTGTCAGCGATTTGATAGGCTGTTCTAGTTGTTTCATAGAGATAGCACCAAAGTTTTCAGTATATCGCATATACTCTGTCACAACTAGCTGTTCATAATTAATCATGCTGCTTCACCAGGTTTATTTTCTTTTGAGCTAGCATTGATCAATGCAATATCTTTTTGTGCATTGACTGTAGTAAGCGTCTTAAATACATCAACATCCATAGCTTTATGACGAAGCTCCATATCAGCACTCTTATTGGCATCATCTGCCAATATTTTCATTTGCTCATACTGTTGTTCAATAATAGCTAGTTTAGCTTCGTATTGGTGCTTAGCCAAGTCAAGTTTTTGCTTATTAGCCTCAGCTTCCGCTTTGTACCTAACACTTTGCTGCATAGCCTCAGCTTTGCCAAGCTCAGCTTGTGCCAAAGAAGCCTCCATCTGCATTTGTGCCACTTGTACCTGCTCAGCTTTAGCACTAGCTTCCGCTTGTGACTGTTGTTGCATTTGTTTTTGCTGCTTTGCAACATCAGACTGTGGATCTAGCACATACTTATAAGCAGAATGAAGACCAGAAAGCTTACAAAATTCGTTAATTGTGTTGTAAATACGGGTGTCGTCTAACAAGTAAGTAAATGGAGAGCTAGCAAGTGTAGCCTGTATACTTTGTAATTGACCAATTGCAGCAAGCTTTTCTTGCTTATTACCAGCGCCTAAGCCTACTTTTACAGTAGTTAAGCTTCTAGGAATCCACTCAGAAGGATTGACTTGAACCCATCGGCCTTTAAATTTGTAGTCTTCAATAGTATCAATATGCTTATGTGCTAAATCTCTAATTTTTATATAAATAGGCTTAAGACCAGTCTCAGCCAAAACACGGACAATGAGACCAGAAAGCGCTTCTTTAGCAGTCATCAACTGTGCAACGCCTTGTGAACCTACTCTGTCACCAATATTTTGAGGCGCAGAAGGGCCATCAGCAGAAACGCCCGTACGCCCAGCTTTCATTTCGGCTAAGTACCGCATTAACAGAATTGGAGAGTCTGTAAAAGCTTGTACAGGGATAGGATTGATAGCACCAGCTTGCTTTACACGCTTAATGCCACCAGGCGTAGAAGTAAGCAACTCGTCCATATCAACAATAAGAGCTTGCACAACTTCTTTTTCTTGGTTATTTTGAAGATAGAAATTATCTAAAGTGGAGCGCAATACCGCTGTTGATTGGTCTTGTATTTCCTTTACTCTATCATAAATAGATAGGCCTCTAAACTTATGGGACATCAAAATAGCGGTACAACCGACCCAAGGTGAGCCATCAGGTAGAGGCTCAACAGAAATAAGGTGCGTTGGAGTGCCTTCGCCTACTGTAGTGACTTTTACATACTCGGCAATACCGTCGTTATTGTAGTCCATGTATAAGTAAGACTCTTGCAAATCGTATTCTTGCATAGTCATGTCAATAGAGCTACGAGAGCTCAAAACAGACTCGTTCTGAGCTTCTTGCCTAAACGAATTGCGATAGCTATTAGCAAAAGGCAAGTCTTTTATAGTTTTTTCAGGTATACCTAAATTGATAAGGTCAGTGTAAGTCTTGACCATTTCATGGCAAACAAACCTGGCGTTTGTCAAATTAATAGAATTGTGGTCACTGTTAACCTTTATGTTCTCTAAAGGTACAGACTCAACATTTATTTTACCGTAGGCGCAAGTGTTTTTAAACTGAACATCATAAAAAGTGCCAAAGTCGGTTACGTCTTCTTTTAAAGAGAAAATATCTATGTCTTTCTTTGTATTTACCAGTAAATGTAGCTGTTCCTGTGTAAGACCAGAATAAGAAACAGTTTCAACTTTTTCTTCTTTTGTATAGTAGACTTTGCTAATACCATTGTTTTGTAGAAGTGCATCTTTTGTCATTTGATGAAGAATAACAAACCCATCATTTTTCTTCATTAAAACGTCATAGACGTACTCTGTTTCCAGCTCCGCTTGTTCTTCATCTTCAGGATTAATAGGGTCGAATGAAACGCAATCAGCTGAGCCAAGGAAAGCCTCCATTACAGAAGGCATAATCCACTCTATGCAGTCTGCGACATCTGTAGAGGTAACCTGCGAACGGCCTTCAACCTCAGTGCCATCAGGTTTACCAAGGTAATAGTTAAGTGGCGTCTCTATGTCAATAGATGTGCCGCTTGAAAAATTATTCGGAGAAAACGACAGTGTTTGCTCTATTTCATTGCTGATAACAGAAAGAACAAATGCGTCGTCTATTTTTTGTTTCATTATTGATTATCCAGTTGTTAACACTAACTACTGTTATTGTTTTCTTTTAAGCCGTCTTATAAGCTTTTCAGCATTTAAACGCTGCGCTTGCTCTAACGCCGACGCTTTAAGTAGCACTTCGTTGGTGTCTGCTAAACCGCCGGGGTGGTAGTATTCCGCGCCTACTGGCAGCTTATATACAGCTTTTTGTGAAGCTTCATTACTATTGTATTTAGCAGCGTAACTATCAACTAACTTAGGGTCTATAACTTGTGCTGATACAACACTCTCGGGATGCGCTTTAAGCTTAGCTGGCGCATCTCTAGATACGTACATAACTTTGTTTAAAGTTTGCTTAGTGGGCTCAAACAAATTTTTCTGAGCCTCAAAGCCTATAGACACATCATCAAGCAAGTCGCTAAATTCGCCGTAGTCTTTTGCCTTAGCAGTTAGCAGCTTTTCTAGAAAACTAGTAGGCTCTTCTGGAAGCTTAACATGCTGGCCAGGCTTGTCTAAGTAGCCCGTTGCCCCTCTATACAGGTGGGCGATTTTTGTTAAGTCAGGTATATTCTGGGGCGCTAACTTTCTAAAGTCCTCAGGACTAAGCCTTCGCACTCCTTCCATGTTGTAGTTGTGTATCTCTGGAAACACGATATCTTGTGGACGCCTAATACTGCCTAACGTGCCTGCGCCTTTAGCGCCAAATGGCATCGCGCCAGTTTGCAGTAACCCTGCTAAGTCTAAACCTGCTTTAACTTGCTGCTCTCTGGAGGGTGCTAACCAAGGCATCGGATTATCAGCGAGGCTTTCTCGTGTGTGCATACCGGCAGCAGTTTGCATACTGTTTTGCACAAATTGCATTAGCTTATCAGCAGCCTTCACAGGATGTGCTATAGAGGACACTACCATAGAGTCTTTCGGGCCAAAGTCTTGCCCCTTAATTCTCTGTAGTAGTTCTTCTAGTAACATTACTACCTTATTCCTCTTAGTGTACGTGAGTAGTCAAGCTTATTGTGTTGTGAACCGCCTATAACCTGGTCTGAACCTATAGCGCCTAATACTAAGTACTGTAAAGCGTCATGCACATGTGAATATTGATTTTTATCGGGCTTTTCAGCGTAACGTTCACTACCTGCAACTTGCATACGTTTATAAGTGTATCCGCCCATAAACCCTTTACGAAGCATAGCTGCCTTTTCTGTCACCATCAAATGCGGCTTACCATCAGCTGCTAGCTGTGTCAGCAACTTCGCAACAGCTTCTCGTCTAATAGTGACGTCGTTTGTAAATGTCGGCCATGCGATGATACCTTCGTTAGCCAGAATCATATAAGGCGTCATCTCGTCGGTCTGTGCGCGCTGCTCACCAGCAGGATCACCGTGCACTTCGATTTTACATTTGTTATATACAGGATTGCTGAGCATACGGTGTAATATTTGCCCAAAACTTACGGTTCCCATGTTAAACGTTACTAATTCATCAATAATAATTAGTTGACCAAACGATGTGAAGAACCCAATGACTGCAGCAGGTGTCAAGCCAAAGTCAATGCCCACATAAATAGTGGTGGAAGGGTGGTTTGAATGCCGCACAGGTTGTGATGCATAGTGGATTGAATCGTTGTATTCGGGATAAATCGGCTTTCCGCTAGATAAGAACCCGTATTCGCCATGCACATAAACTTTTACCCAATCTAGACTTTTGCCAGCTTGCATATTTGTATAGTAATCAGGGGGTAGATTATCTATATTTTCTGCTTCAGATGAGAGGCCAGAAGGTTGTTTAAACAATGTATGATTGTCTGGACGTAGTTCTTCAAACAGATTATACCACCAGTGAGACGTATCAGGAGAGTTTGTGTCCATGATTAGCCCGAACCATGTGGGTTTTGCGTGTATATGACGTGATGGGTATCTGCCTACACGACCTTGTGCCATATCTACTACAGCTCTTGGTAGTTCTCGTGCTTCGTTAATCCATACAGCAGTTACTTCAAGAGATAACAATTTTTTGATATCTTCTGGACGGTCTAAAGCTCGAAATAAGAATTCACATAATACAGTTGTTCCATCGGGCTGAATTTGCTCTAGTGTGAATGTCATGTTTAAAGCACTGTAATTACCAGTTTCTTTATCTACCCAAGTAAAGAACGTTGCCATTGTTGTGTCTAACAATTCTCTATATGTATTTCGTATAATGGCAAATCGTGTTCGTCTTACATTTTGTTTATCGGGTTCTTGTTGATGAGCTATAATTAATAGTTCGATTACGCAAGCTACGCTCTTTCCGCTACCTATTGGTCCCATCAAACCTCTAACGAAGTTTCGACTATGATGGAACTCTAAGGCTGTTTTATTGGGTTTATACGTAATCTGCATGATAATAGTATATCACATTTTGAACTATTTGTACACTTTATTTTTTATATAAAGTCTAAAAGAAAGTCTAAAAGAAAGTCTAAAAGAAAGTCTAAAAGAAAGTCTAAAAGAAAGTCTAAAAGAAAGTCTAAAAGAAAGTCTAAAAGAAAGTTCTATTTTTCAGCCTCTCTCCTCGTTTGCTGGTTTTTATAAGGCATAGTCAACAGTGCCCCCTCCCCTACCTTATGATGTTGACGCCTACGAGCATAGACACACAACGTGCACCAAAGCTAGCATGTAAACGATAATGATTATCATTTACATTTTATTTTCCATATAAGTTATTGATTTAATTCATAAAGTATTGTTTCCTCGTTGTTAATAATATATTTCCTATTTAGGGGGTTTTCAACTAACAAAAACCTGATAGAATGTATTCAAGCTCGGAAACGAGCCCAAACATTTTAATCTTTGTATAGGAATATGTCAATGAACACAGAAATCAATGAAATCAATAATGCAAAATCATATGTCTCTAAGTCTAACGCTTTAAGACCCAATAGTTCTACCAATGCTTTTGCGAAATTAGCCGAACAATCCAAGGCGATAGCATCGACCAAACCAGAATCAGCGAAAAAGGGGGATAGAGGCCACAAAATAAGTGCCGCCCAAACAGGTGTGTCAAAAAAGCCCGTATCGGTCAAAGTTGGTGATAAGTCTTACCACACATTATGTGATGCTTTAAGGGCACATGGTTTTAATGTCCAAGGCGACTGGATTAAAGCCAGGAAGTTGTTAAAGACTGGTCCGGCCGCTATGCACTTATTGGATGGCACAATAGTTACATTCGAGATAACCATTTAATTAACTTTGAGCCAAGGATGGCTCTCACATTTGGAGATAGATATGCTTAAACAATTAGCAATCGGCTTAGCTTTTACGTTCATTGCTGAAGTTATGGCAATGGCATTCTTTGATATCACACCACATGAAATGTGTGAGACTTATGCGAACTACTTCCGACAAGATGGCCCTTAGCTATACAAATGGAGAGGCGGTTAGTCCGCCTCTTTTTTGCTTACACTATCAATAGCCGGAAACTCTAGTATCAGCTTCGAATGAGATTGCTTTTTCTCTTGTACTTCTAGACTACGTAAGTCTGGTAAGCATTTCTTTAACAATGTAGTCACTACCCCTGCTCTGAACTTGAGTCTTTCCAAGTCTTCAAGCCTACAGGTTTTGCTCTCCTCGCAGAGGTGAGTCAGTTCTTCTATCATTGCCCTAGGGTCTAGCTCACTTCGGACCTTCTCGGCCCTTAAATCGTTGCTATCTTTCCTATCTTTGATTAAGATTTTTCTTAAATGATTTATGCTTACAACATCATTACTATCCATTTTCTTACCCATTTTTTATAAAAAATTTCTTCGAGTAACCAGTGGTTACTCAATAGTTTGCTAAGGCCTTGATTTTATTAATAAAAACGAGGTAACCAGATTTTAAAAAAAATTAAAATTAAATATTAAATTTTTACTACTTTCAAATTTTTTAAAATTAATAATAATAAATCCTGGTTACTTGGTTACTTGGTTCCTTTATTACAAAAATCCTGTTAAATTTTAAACACTTAGGCACACTATACAAGTAACCACAGTAACCAGCTTCAAAAAAGGTGGTTACCATCAAAATTTACCATTGTTTGTGACAAATTTCTCTATACGATCACATTCGAGCCACACTTCAACACTACCAACTTTATGTATATTATAGTCAAAAGCACCTCCAATCCTGTATAGCCAATGCCTCGATTTACAATTAACTTCACCATTCATCTTTTTCATAATCTTAAACGAGCCATTGTATGAATCCCAACCATTCTGTTTAAGCCATGTCATCACTTTAGAAGCAGGGCACATAACATCCTTCATTCTTAGCATACTCCAAGCATGGTCCGGGAATATCAAATCATGTGAGAACAAGCCTACTTTATTTTCATTCATATCACTTAAAATGCTCTCCATATCATTCCTTGTGGAGTCATGCATATTATAAAAATGTACGGTCCGTTCTGGCAACTGATGAGGATTAAAATCGCTAATATCGACATCATACAACAAATAATGCATAAGCGCGCAACTACCACCGCTCATAAACCATGTATAATAGCGCGACTGAAGGCTCTCACTCATAACTTTACTAGAATTTAAAACGTAAAACCTTCGTTCATTCATATCAAGAGCTAGCGCTCCATAGTCGTTCGTTATAATAACAACTGACCAAAGGTTCTCTACGTAGACTTTCGTCATACCTTTAGGGTTAAGCATCATCAACGATGTATTTTCACTAGCACAAAACCGTTTCATCTTCTCAATTGAATCGCCCCGTAGCCCTCTAACTTCAGACACATGTAGCAACTTAGTGCCAATAAGACCGTCGTCATAAGATCCTTTGATGTCTTCATTACCAATAGGTTTAGATGCTGAACCGAATATAGCAGATAAGGGTTTAAACAATGAGTCTTTACCTGCACCAGATACGCCTAACAACACTATTTGCCATTGGCATTTCTTGTCTGGATGCCTCACCATGTACGATAACCACATAAGCAGTTGGCGGCGATATTCATCCTCTGGCACCAAATGTGTCAACAGTTCTAACCACACACTAACGTCTCCAGCCACAGGCGCACAGCCCCAGCCTTTCCATGTGTTGACAAACTCACAGCCGTCTATTTTGTAAAACTTATGTGAATTGTCGTCCTCCATTCCCCAAGGTATCGGCCGCCAACCTAGTGACGTAACAGTTTGCAAACTAGGTGAGTCACATAAGAACTTGTTCAGCTTAGGCAGTTCGCCTTTGGTGCCCTTAAACATATGCTGATGCTCTTTATTGATAGCATCATCCACGACACATACTTTATGTGTAAAATCCCACCAACGATTACAATCGCGTATCAATACATACCGTAATAGTATAGAATCTATCGCATCCTGTGCAACTCTGGACGCCTTCTTGAATTGCTCATGGACCATACTTAGATATTCTTGTTCGTCCAAAGGAGGAACAAAGCATTCATCATTATATTGTCTACAAGCAACAATTGTATGTTCTCTTGTGTAGCCCTTCCATACACAGCTGCCAATGAACGCAAACATTTCATTGTTTCGGCCACCCGAAGACACTACCTTCTTCTTTTCGTATTTCGTTCCCGTCAATGTCCCGCCCTTACTATGGGCAGTATGGTACACCACCACATCATTAACCAACTGTTGGTCGCTAATAATGTGTAAAGGACAGCCTATGCTCACATTACCCGTCATGGCAATGAACCGGCCTTTACTGTATATCTCAACTCCTGTACCTGCATTGACTTTAGTCCCTACAGAAACGTCTTTAACTACAATATGATAACCTTTGCCAGACTGGCTAACTTCACACCATGTGTTGCCTTTAATAAACAGTAGTCGTTCGTCGTCTGTCTCTGTAACTTTGTCGATATCAATGACTGTAAATGGGTCGTCGTCACTAAAAACGAATCCAACACCATGTATGACTGAAGAATGCGCATTGTAACGCCTAAGAGCTTCATCGAATGTTAATAAATAGCTCTTATCTCTCCAAAGTGCTCGACCTACTAGATGCCCTCTATCGATCTTCTTAACGTACACAGGAAGTTTTCCTGCAATAGGTGGTACACCTTGTGCCTTTTGTTCTTCTGTTTGAGACGTCTCTAAATGAGCCCATACAACCCATTGTGCTCTATCCTTGAGCTCTTGTGGTATGCCATCAGGGTTAAACCTGAAGTTACGTTCTAATATTCTTCCTATACCTCCGCCAATTACATATTCATTTCCTGTCCCTGTACTGGAACCTTCACGTTTAAATGATGTCATTGGCCACTCTCTCTTAAGGCGACGTCATTGTAGTCACATATAGAGGCTTGCCGGCCAAACTTAAAACCAATGTTATAGCAGTCTTGATAGTACTCAGATAGTACGGACTCATATCGCCCATACCTTGAAAAAGAATATCCCCAAACTGTGTCTGGATCACCACAACCACATTCATAGCCATCCTCAAACCCTTCCAAAAAAGAGTTATGAGACAATTCGTCTTCATTCATAATAGCCTCATCATAAGTAATTGAAATCTCCATAGAGCAAGTCCTACACAAACATGTAGGACCAACCCACTTATGGAGGTATGACTTACTACCCGTCGATAGCAAGTGTCAGATATGACCCTATCATTATACTCTTTAATAATACAGATGTAAACTATTAATTATTCCTTATATCACGTACACGTGTGAGCGTAAAATAATAGTTTACAACTATCAATATCCTGATATAATTAACTCTGTAGGATAAATATCCTATTGTATTAACATTAACTTAATCTAAAGAGGAAAATTAAGATGGCTAAATCATCAATGTTCAAAGAAAACGAAGCATCAGCTGAAATCGAAAACGACTTAACTGAAGCACCCGAAAAAGAACAAACAGAAGCTGGCAAAAAAATTAGTGCAGCACAACGTGGCGTGTCTAAGTCAAGAGTACAGGTAACCGCCAATGGCGTCGCCCACACCACATTATGTGCAGCGTTGGTCGCACACAATTTGGATAAAGTCAAAGACTGGCCTGCTGCTCGTAACGCGCTTAAAAAGGATGGAACATATACTCGTATGGCGCCCTCCAGCGAAATCACTGAAGAAAATCCAACTCCTGCTGAAATAGAAGTTGTTTTTGCACTGGTTGACCAAAACGAAGTTGAAACAGTTGAAGAAGCTGCGTAAGCAATGCCATCTTTAAAAGAGTTATCTATTCAGCTGATTGTAGCTTTAGATCGTCAAAAAGTTTTAGACAGACAAGCAGCTGAACAAAAAGAAGTAGTAGATAGCCTTAAAGATGCTATTATATGTGAAATGAAGGAGTTAGACCTTACTTCAATGACATTGCCTGTTGCCAGGATTAACCTCCTTAAGCAAACAAAGCCTATTGTTGCTGAATGGGATGCCCTATACTCCTTCGTACATCAACATAGCGCATTTGATCTTCTTCATAGACGACTATCGTCTACAGCATGGTCTGATAGGATTGAAAATGGAGAGGTCATTCCGGGTATTACTACATTTGAAACAACTATTATTCGGGTAACGAAATCATGACAAAAGAAAGCGAGTCAACAGAAATACAAGTACAAACCCCGAAATCGACTGAAGTAATGTTAACATCAGAAATGACTAAACTGTTACAACAGGCGGCATCAACAGCATCGTCTATTGAGAAAGCTTCTACGCCTTTTATCAGTATCAAGGGCAAGAAGTTCACATTAGATGATACGAAACTAGGCACATCTATGGACTGTGTTGTATTGGCTACAGCATACGACAACTCGTACTATGACCGGCCTTATGACCCCGATACTGTTGTGCCTCCGGCGTGCTTTTCGTTATCAGTAGATGGCGAAGATATGGCACCACACCCAAGTTCGCCTAATCCGCAACACCCAACATGTAGCGGTTGCCCTAACAATGAGTATGGCACAGCTACACAAGGTAAAGGTAAGGCCTGCAAAAACGGCCGTAGGCTACTACTAGCTGCATACGACGGTGACGACAACTATGTGGGAGTTGAAGAACTAGCAATAGTCCGTCTACCTCCTACGTCATTGAAGGCATGGGCGTCGTATGCAAAAAGTATACCTATCCGTCGTAGTCGTCCAGTATGGTCAGTGGCAACAAAGCTTGTTATGGACGAAGATGAGGACTGGCCAAAAATCAATCCTGTGTTCATTGAGGACCTTTCAGATCAGTCTATATTGGAAGAAATTGTGGCAGCAAAAGACTTCTTTGTTGAAACAGTTACGACGCCTTATGACGTATCTGGCTACACTCCTTATGTAGAACCGGCTAATAGCACATCGAAAAAATCCAAGATGTCATAAGCATTAGGCATGCGGAATCGCATGAGATAGTGTTCTACCATTAAAATCGTGTTATAATAACAAATAGGGGATAAAATTATCCCCTATTTACTTTGGAGAATATGAAATGTCGCTACAAGACTTAAAAGAAGAATCAGCTAAAATTGCCGGTCTTACTTTGTCAAATATGGAAAAAGGGTTGTGTATTAGTTGTGACCAGGCATTCTCAGATGCCAATGTGCATACAAAAGCAGGTTGGACTGAAACTAAAATATCAGGCTATTGCGAAGACTGTTTTGATGCTCTCTTCGAAGGAATGGAGGACCATTGATGTACACAATTGATTTCGAAACTTATCCTATTGTGCCAGGGTCTGATGTATCACCAGAGCCCGTAGGCGTTGCTATAAAATTTAATGATGAACCGGCAGACTATCTGGCTTGGGGGCATCCTACGAAAAACAACTGTAGTCTCGAGGCTGCTGATTTACGGTTAGAATACATTGTGAACTCAACCGATGATATCATTGTTATGCATAATGCTAAATTCGACAACAGAATATTAGAAGAATGGTTTGGCATTCCTGTTCCATCTTGGCGGCTTAATGATACAATGATTATGGCTTATTTGAACGACCCTAGAGACGAGTCACTTAAGCTTAAAGACCTCGTCTTAAAATATTGCGGCATACCGCCTGATGAGCAAACTGATTTGAAGAACTGGATACTACGTAATGTACCCGCTGCCACCGAAAAGACATGGGGCGCATACATATGTAAAGCCCCGGGTGATTTAGTCGGCAAATATGCTTGTGCTGACGTCGATATGACGTATGCTCTTTACAACTTCTTCATACCTATTATAGAGGAAGCTAAATGAAACATCTAACTAAAGATGCGTATAAAAGAGAAATGGACCTCATTCCTGTCATTATCGACATGGAAAGACAAGGTGTCCAGCTTGCTCCTACTATACAAGCACAACAACAGTTTTGGCAAAACAAGTTTGACAACGGTGAGAAATATCTCTCTAAAATTGTTCCAGCTGAGCCGGGCACTAAAGCATGGTTTACTGCTGCCAGAAAGAAAGGGTTAATTGACGAGTCTAAGCTACAGTACACAGAAAAAGGTAATCCACGCTATGGCCGGGAGTTCTTAGCTGATTTGATTAAAGATGATGAGCTAAGACACGTTCTTGAAATACGTTCAAAACTACAAAAAGCTTTAGGCACGTACATTAACCCTATGGCCACATCTGCCAAAAGGTATAAGGGCAGATACTATCCTTATTTTCAACAGACTAGAGGAGATAACGACTATGGAACTCGCACAGGTCGTATGTCATCCAACTTCCAACAGTTGCCACGTAACCCACCTGACGACGATACCCCTAACTTACGTTCATTAGTCTACCCTGAGATCGGGCATATGCTAATTAAACGAGACTTCAATGGCCAGGAGTTACGTGTAACTGCGCACTATGCTGAAGGTAACATACTTGAAGCATATATGCAAAACCCATTGTTGGACGTACATACATGGGTTCAACAAATGATAAAGGACACTACAGGCCAGCAGTTGAACCGTGTAGTTACCAAAACTATTTCGTTCTTAAAACTATATGGCGGCGGACCAGGCAAGCTTGCATTAATGTTAGGTATACCTGATAGCCAAGCTAGAATATTCTTTCAAGCATACGACGAGGCTTTACCAGAGTTTAAAGACCTTATGAAAGTTGTTGAAAAGATGGCTAGAAGTGGGCAACGTATTCGCACATGGGGAGGCCGCCTTTATGATGTAGAACCAGCTGCTATGGTGAACGGCCGTAGACGTGAATTTTACTATAAACTAGGTAATGTACTCATACAAGGTAGCAGCGCCGACATGACCAAGGAGGCAATGAATAGATACTACTATCATCCTGATCGTAAAGGTCGTATTGTACTGGTAGTGCATGATGAAATAGTGGTATCAGCCCCTGAGGACTGCTACGAACAAGAGATGGTATTGCTAAAATATTGTATGGACAATATCCCAGGATGGGACGTGCCTTTAAGATCAGAAGGCAAAATAGGGCCTAACTTTGGAGATATGAAAGTATATGAAGATTAAGAAGCCAAGTTGGTCTCTATCTACATTAAATTTGTATGAACAATGCGCATTTAAGTACAAATGTATAAAGATAGACAAAATTGAAGAACCTCCGTCGTACTTTCTAACAAAAGGTATTACTGCACACAGTATGGCGGAGGAATATCTCAAAGGTAATATAGACGGAGTACCTGCCGTACTTAGAAAGTTCTCTAAAGAGTTCATGAATCTTAAAAAGCATGGTGCCATCCCTGAAGAGGCACTTACATTTAATGATAAGTGGGAGTTCATTCCAGACGGTTGGTTCCATGAGGATGCATGGCTTCGTATGAAGCTAGATGCTAGAATAGACAACTATGTGATTGACTTCAAAACAGGTAAGCACTATGAGGAGCATGTGAATCAAGCGCGGTTATATGCTAATGCTCACATGGTACGAACAGATGAAAAGGAAGTCCACATAGAATTTTGGTATTTAGCTTCAGGCGAAGTGCATGACTATACTTTTACTAGAGACACTCTAGAAGAAGACGTTGCGCTATGGAATGAAAAGGCGGCCAAGATTCACAATGATACAGAATTTAAGCCAACCAAGAACCAATACTGTAAGTACTGCCATGTACAAAACATTTGTCCATTATACAGGAGATAAAAATGAGTAGTTTAGATAAATTAGTAAAAAATTTTAAACAATCAAATTTTAAGCCGAGTGATAGTACTATCGCATCAAGCATAAATCACCCTTTAAATGCTTTAAAACATCTTAGTAATTTTATTAAGAATAATATGGATAAAACTATGTATTCTGATAATCCATACGCACAAGTTGAGGGAGCTATAAATATTGCTGGTTTAGCGCAAACAGGGGGTATGCCTTTTGCTCCTTCAGGATCTGGAATTGTGGGAAGTATTTTGAGCCCTTTATCTAAAGATTATTCAGAAAAACTAGCCAATACAGCAAAATCCATGTTAGAAAAAGGTTCCAATCTATCTGAAATCTGGAAAGCAACAAAAATGTACCCATGGGAAACAGCAAAAGGGCAAAAAATAATGTTAAGTGAAATTCCAGATATAAATGCTAAATTGTTAAAACCTATGTCAACAAAAGGCTCACTTAAAGAGTTTTTATCGCATCAACAACTATACGATAATTACCCTTATCTTGAATCTGTAGAAATTAAACCTCAAAACACAAAAGGTTCTTATTTATCTAGTTCTATGTCTACAGGAAATGATGTTGTTAATATTGGGACAAATCATCAAAATTCATTAAAAACATTGTTGCACGAACTAACTCATTCAATACAAGAGCATAATGGGACTACGCATGAATTTGGATTAGAAAGATTATCAGATGAATTAGATAATCCAGATAACTTCAATATACTTCAAAATATAGTCGGTATTAACAATAAAAGATTAAATAATTTTCAAACTAATCCTTACAAAGAAATATATCAATCTGCAGCGCATGAAGCACAAGCTAGAATGATAGAAAATAGATTAAATAAATCTAATAAATCTTTAGAAAATATTTCTCCTATAGACACTTTAATTAAAATGGGATATGATCCTCAATCATTGCTATATGACAGCACATTAAACAAATTAAAATAATGCTAGAAAAAGATAAAGATTGTTCATGAATAAATGTTAGAGAAAACGGTCGAACGATACCTGAAACAACAGGTTGAAAAGTTAGGCGGCAAATGCTATAAGTGGGTATCACCTGGCAACAAAGGGGTACCCGATAGAATAGCATTTGTACGCCAACAAATTTGGGCAATAGAGACTAAGTCCCCAACTGGCCGGCTATCGCCTATGCAAGAACATGTGGGAAAAGAAATGAGAAAACATACTCTGAATTACATTGTAATATCAACGAAAGAAGAAGTAGACCAATGGCTAAAAATAGTTACAGGATGATGACGCCTAATTCAATCTTAAAGATATGGCTTTATAAAAAGAACTATATTAAACCTAAGAAAGAACATACTTTTTATTCGGCTGGTGATATCGCGCCGATAAGCAAAAAACTATGTAAGCTCCCAATTAACAACGATTTCTTTTGGCCTGATTATTTATAAAATTAATATTATCCAGGTCACAATCGTGTGATCTAGGACAATCTGAGGCACCGTGATGACACGAAAATTTATAATTAATATATTACCTGGGGTATATAAAAATCTTGCCACGTCAGCCCTTCTTTAAATGAAAATATAAGTTTATTACTTAAAATTATGATAATAAAATATACATAAATTAACAGGATACGCTATGGCTCAACAACTCATAATGAAACAATATGGCATAGATGCAGTAAGATGGCTATGCAGTCACGAAAACGCGGGTTTATTCCTAGACCCGGGTTTAGGCAAAACTGCTATCACATTGTTAGCATATAAACTATTGAAAAGCCAAGGCGTTGTTGATAAATTGTTCGTAATCGCGCCTTTAAGAGTCGCATCAATTGTGTGGCCAAGTGAGGTTCTAAAATGGGAACCTTTTCAAGACTTAAAAATATGTGTTCTACATGGATCAGATAAAAACAAGACCGTTAAAAAGAACGTGGACATATATGTTATCAATCCAGATGGACTACCATGGCTATCAAAAGATATTTCTTTGTTTAAAAAGAATAAATGGATGTTAGTCTGTGACGAATCCACATTATTTAAGAATCATACAAGCCAGAGATTCAAGATACTAAAGCGTTTATTGCCTTTATTTGTGCGCAGAGTTATCCTAACCGGAACGCCTGCGCCTAACGGGCTTATACAACTATGGCCACAAGTCTTCATATTAGATCAAGGCAAACGTTTAAGTAAATACATTACACAATTTAGAAACACATATTTTAGGCCGGCTGGATACATGGGTTATGCATACGAACTTATAGAAGGTTCTGAACAACGCATCTATAGTTCAGTTAACGATATTATTATGCATAAAAGCTCTAATGAGCTTGACTTACCGGAAATTATGTATAACACTATCGAAATAGAGTTATCGCCCAAGATAAGAACTATGTATAACGATATGAAAAAGCACTACATTGCTGAATATGGAGAGGAACAATTGGCAGTTGCTGTAAATGCTGCTACAGCAGGGAGTAAATTAAAACAAATATCAAATGGAGGTATATACAATGAAAATAGAGAGCATGTCATACTACACATGGAAAAAGTTAAGGTTATTGAAGACTTACTTGAAGAACTAGGCGGCAGACCACTATTAGTGATTTACGAATATAACCATGACTTATCTCGCTTAAAAAGCGTATTGCCGGCTCCACATATTGGCGCAGGAGTTGATTCAAAAACGTTAGGTAAAACGATTAACGATTGGAACAATAGTAAATTACCCTTATTATATTTACAGCCACAGGCCGGCGGCCATGGGTTAAACTTACAAGGGGGAACATGCAATGCTGTCGTGTGGTTTAGCATACCGTTTGATTTAGAATTGTATGAACAAGCTAATAGGCGGGTTCATAGGCAGGGAGTTAAAAATACTGTAACGATTCACCACATTGTGTCTAAAAATACTGTGGATGAAAACATTATGAAAGTATTAGATAAGAAAGACAAGCTTCAATCAGCTTTACTAGAAGCTTTATTAAAATAGAGTAACATTTAACTTTGGAGATATGTAATGAAATACTTAATACTATTGCTATGCTTAACTGGCTGCTCACATGAGTTTTGGTTCGGTGATGGGCGACCTGTTGCGTATAGCCCAGAAGCGGAAGACCATTATCAAAGAATGGGAGAATACTTAACAATTTACCAAATGCGACGCAATGACCAACTGCGCGATATGAATAGGGGAAGGTGATGAAATATTATTTACAAACAAGTTACCAGCAAATTGTTGAGTTAGATACAGATTTTATTCCAGAAAGCGCAATTTTATATCTTGCCACTAACGCTAAGACATTTGAACAAGATGGTTGGTCTAGCACAAGGGAGACAAAGTGGAAAGAGAATGATATGGAATGGAGACTTGTAAAAATTTACTCTGACCAGTTTGTTGAGCCTACTGATATAGATATAAATGATATATTAGAAGAAAACAATAGGCTACAAAGAGAAATCGACTTGTTAAAGGCCAGCGTAAGTGAATCAAAAGAGGTGGCAATATGAGCAAGCCAAATACCAAAACTTTTTACGCAACCATAGCATACAACCAAGGGACTTTGGGGTATTTAATATGAAAGATAAGATAGTAGAATTTGCAAGACTGCATCCAGAAGAAGTAGCTCTAGTAGTAGCGTATATTGACAGTGTAGACACACGGGAGAAATAACAAATGAAACATGTAATGCTAGATATTGAAACAATGGGCACTGGCATGAATGCTTGCGTGGTCTCTATTGGTGCCTTTAAGTTTGGTGCAGATACAGACTTTAAAGAACCATTGCTAAATCCAGAAAACTGCTTCTATGAGTTGCCTCAATGGGAGGGTGATATGGATTATGCCACGGTACAGTGGTGGCTAACTCAGACAACAGAAGCTCGTGAAGCCCTCGCAACTGGGACGGCTAAGCCCCTTAGAGATTGCCTAGAACAACTAGTAGGCTTTGTCGGTAATTCATGCGTATGGGGCAACGGTGTTGATTTTGACAATGCCATTATACAAAATCATTTAAAGCGGCTTGGCATAAAGGGCTGGTCTTATCGAAACAACAGATGCTTCCGTACAGTAAAAAACCTGTTTTGCCCAGCGGCTTACACAAAGCCTATTATGCCCCACCATGCACTGTGTGACGCCATCGCACAAGCAGAAACATTAGTCAAACTTTCAAAACAATGGGGGATTCCACTATGAGTAAAGTGTACATTGCAGCACCTTGGTTTACAGAAGAACAGGACGCTATTTTACAAAAAGTAAAAGGCGTATTGTCAGACAACGAAGTAGATTACTTCTCGCCTAAGGATGCCAACCTGTGGAAGCCAGGGGACGACCCATTAACAGTGTTGTTAGGAAACTGCATGGCTATCAACAACTGTAAATACATTATTGCAGTTACAGATGGTAAAGATGTGGGTACAATATGGGAATGCGGTTATGCATTCGCTAAAGGAGTGCCAGTGCTATACATATGGTTAGGATGGAAGCCTGAGCTTAAGTTTAATATTATGTTAGCTGCATCAGGCAAGGTTGTGCACACGTATGAAGAGTTGTACAACCAAGTGGCCAACTATCAAAAGTATGGCTATTTCTATGATGTAAAACCAGCTGAAGGAATGCAATATGAGTAGTGATTCGACTTTAGAGAGCTTTTATTCTCAAATCTACAATTTGTCTCACATCCAGCGGTACTCAACTGTGCCTAGAGTGTTAAGCGAATCTGTAGCTGAACATTCTTTCTTTGTTGCTTGCATAGTCATTAGACTACACAAAGACTATGATTTCGATCTTGGATCGGCTGTCACAATGGCTGTTATGCATGATTGGACAGAATCGTGGATTGATGACATTACTGTGCCAACTAAAAAATTATTTCCAAAAATTGCGTTGGCTGTACAGGAAGCAGAAGCTGAAATCGCTGAAAGAGAATTCCCAGCTCCAGTATATCGATTATGGTTAGAACATAAAGAACATTTCACAATCGAATCCAAAATTGTGCACTATGCAGACATTATACAATGTATGCAATATGCTAATCATGAGCTTAAACTTAGTGATAACAAGTACATGAAAAAAGTACTAGATGAGACTAAATCAAGAATAACATCAGCAGAGGAAGAACTGTATGCGTACAAACGATTTCAGTGGTAAAGAAATAGATTGGAATGAATTTTCAGCTGAGGTAGTTGTTCACATTAGAGAATATGTGATACCTCAGTATGGAGATAAGAGTGATGACTTAGCTTCTGAATATAGTTTAGAAGAATGCCGCCTTAATTTGCATAGATACATTACTCGTCTAGGTAAAAACAGTCGTGAACACCATGACGCCATGGACTGTTTGAAAATAGCGCACTATGCTCAAATGATCTACCACAAACTAATTAAAGGAGAACAAAATGCCAAAAAGTCTTAACAAATTAGATATCGCACCACTTCACACTAAGCCTAAGTTTGGCCAATCTGGGCACTTAGAGTTTGTAGAACAGCTAAACAACATTGAAGTGAAGATATTCAGTGCTCCTACAATACAACAATTCCGTGACACAATTTCTGTGTTTATGATGAACACATGGAATGATAAGCTAAAGTACGAAGGTTTCAATGAAGAAGACATCGACATATGCATCAGAGAGCTATTTTCTGGAAACATATTGCCTACAGGTATGGAGACTATTGGCATTTGCTGGGGAGTATCGGGTATGGACCTTATTGATACTACACATCTTATTCGCCACCGCCTATTTAGTTTTAGTGCTCAGTGTCATGGCGATAGAGATATGCGCGATGATAGAGTAGTTGTTAAGCCAAGCATAATGGTCAATGAAGAATTCTACGACCGATATAGGGCTGCTGTAAAAATGTGCCATCAATTGTACATTGACATGATGGATTCTGGAAAGGTCCACGGCCTAGATGCTCGTACAATTATGCCTCGTTGCTTTGAACACTTTTACATGGTTAGATGTTGTATCAAAGACCTTGTCGGATATTGTGCAATGCGAGGGGACGAACAAATTCAAACTACAGTTGACAATGTAATAGCTATGAAACTATGGCTTGAAGTATTGAAACTGTACCCATTCCTCAAAAGCTGTGTAGACTTTAGGCGTCAAGATTCATTCTACATTAAACAGTCGTTGGCGGGCAAAACGAACATATTCCCACCTAATGAAAAGAATGACGTCTTTGAATGGAATGAATCTCAATTCTTTCACCCAATAGGGCGTGAAGAATTCCCTGGTGGTGAAGTATACCTCGAACTTCGTGAACAATTGTTAAAGGAGATTGATGCGATATGAACGAAATACTTCAAAAACAATTAGAATTATTAGCTCTAATTAAGCTCAATCATCATGGAGTACATCCTAATAAGTATGGCCTACAGTTTTTTGAAAAAGGAGTAGTTATAGACTACATTAAAGATCATGCATTCTTCATGGATGAAGAAGTTACAGAAATACTATTGGCTATAGGGAATGGGAATAAAGCTATTTATAAGCCCTGGTGTAAAGAGCATAAAGATTTAACAGCTGAAAAATTTGAAACTAATGAAAGCGTTAGATCAGAAGCTATTGATATGCTATGTTTTTGCCTAAACATTTGTTTAGCAGTAGGCATAACTCCAGAAAACATTAATGAAGAGTACGATAAAGTTTGGAGGAAAAATGTCAAACGACAATCAACAAGCTACTAGGCCTAAAAAGCATGTTACGTTCTTAAAAATGGCTACAAATTTGTCTGAACAGTCTACATGCATTAGAAGACAAGTGGGCTGTATATTGGTAGACAGGCATGACCACATAATTGGTAGTGGTTACAATGGTAATGCAACTGGAATGACTCATTGTATTAACTACCCTTGTGCCGGATCAGAACTACCTTCTAGAGAAGGTTTGCACATATGTGAGGCAGTGCATGCTGAACAGAATGCACTTATGCAATGCGCTAATGTGAATGAAATAGAGATATGCTATACTAGTGCATCTCCTTGCATGCATTGTATGAAGATGTTGATGAACACATCATGTAAATTGCTTGTATTCTTAAAAGTCTACGATGAAGATGCTCTTAATTTGTGGATGACTAATTCTAGAGAGACAGGTCGCAATTATATTATATTTTTTCCTGGGATATTAAAATTTGGCACATCCTGATGACCTAGAGGTGCCGCCAGGATACGATAATTATTAATTAATATAAACCTAGGGGTCCTGATAAATCTTGCCACGTCAGCCCTTCTTTAATAGTTTATTACATTTAATTTTTGTGATATAATATACTTTTATTAATAGGAGAATAACATGGACTACCAAGACAAAAAAAGAATTAACCGCTTGCACGAAGAAATTCAGCAAGATGAATTTATGCTAAAGTCAAATATGGCAAAGTCACCAACAATTGAAAAAGCAATACAAAAGCGTATTGAGCAAAAACGCAATGAATTAACTGATATTTACGAATTTGGAGGAGACTATAGATGAGCAGAATAAAAGCCGTACAAAAAGGCGACAAGATTTCTTTTGAAATTTATGGAGAAGCAGTTGCAGCAAAATATCATAAGCAATGGGTTAGAACAAAGCTCCTTACACCTGAACTTGCAAATGAACTAAAGCGGAGAATTAAAAATGCAAATTAAACTGTCAAACTTTAAAATGATAGGCTCAACTGGTTCTTGCGCAAACAGAACAGACTATGCTAAAGTAGACGTTGAAATTACAAAAGGTTTTTGGCCATTTAAAACAAAGCATACTGAGCCTCGCAAAATTGGTATGCTTGCCAGAGGAAACTGGTTTTTTTTAGATACAGGTGAGTTTACTCCGGACCATCAAGCTGAAACATTGTATAGGGAGTACATTGCCAAAGAAAACTTAAAAATAGTAAAATAAATAAAACCAATTTGAGTGAGTGAGAAAATAATGAAACCAATTAACGAAGTGCTAGACAGTTTTGAAGAATTACCTGATGGATGGGATGGGTACATTGGCGCTGCTCCGAACAATAGGACAATAGAGAAGGCAAAAGAAATTGCCAGTTTGTTATCAGAATACTCGTGGCAAGCCGTCCCGGGAGACGGCGCAATACAATTGGAATGCCATACGGCTGATTATGATATTGAAATTTATGTGAGTGTCACAAATGAAAACGCTATATAAAATAAGTAATGCAGGCGCAATTCAAGAGTGGATTGTATATCAGCAGGGGCTAGACATAATTGCTATCGAATGGGGGCAATTAGGTGGTGCTAAGCAAACTCAATATGAAGAAATTGAGCGGAACCAGTCTGGACGCTCCTTGAAAGAGCAAGTGCATCTACGAATAGAGTCTCGCATTAATAGGCAGAAAGACAAAGGCTACTGTGAGACAATTGAAGAAGCTAGAGATAGCATGGGGCTTAATGCTAGTAAACTGTTTAAGCCTATGTTAGCAAAGACGTATGACAGTCAAAAAAGCAACAAAAATGGATTTTGGCAATACAAGTACAACGGCCACCGCTGTTTGATAACACGCCAAGGCGACGAGCTTATTGCGTATTCTCGTAATGGAAAAATTATTAATACAGTTAGCCATATACTTGAAGAAATAGACATTCCAGAAGGCAATACGCTTGATGGAGAGCTGTATATACATGGCAAGCCTTTACAGACTATATCAAGTATTGTCAGACGCATACAGCCAGCAAACAAAGATCTTAAATACATTGTGTATGATCAAATAAGTGACGATGTTTTTTCTCAGAGGTTTAATTTGCTGCATACTTATAAGCTAGGCTCTAATGTTATTGCTGCATTAACAGATAACGGGTATTCTTTTGAAATGTCCACTAAAGAGAATTTAAAAGAAGTTCAAGCACAAGGTTATGAAGGACTCATGTTTAGAGACAACGACAAACCTTATGAGCCAGGGTCTCGGTCATCACAGCTATTAAAAGTTAAGATGCGACTTGACATGGAAGTTGTAGTTAATAGCATAGTACCCTCCAAAGATGGGTGGGCTATACTACATTGTGTTACGCCCCACGGTAGAGTAGTTTCAGTTACTGCGCCTGGTACTATGGAAAAGAAACATGAAATTTACGAAAAAGCATATCTGTACGTTGGTAAAATGCTAACAATTGAGTTTGCTGAATTTACAAAAGACGGTGTGCCTTTTCATCCTGTGGCAATTGCATTTAGAGAGGAAGAATAGTGTTTATTTGTAAATTATGCAAACAAAAAGGCAGTTCTATTATTGATATTACACACCTACACGGCTGTCCCGCAAGAGTACAGCCAAACGCAGGAGCTAATATTGTCAAAATAGGGGGTTCACAATGAGCGTAGAGCTACTACCGTGCCCTTTTTGTGGCAGCCAAGCCTATGTCTCCGAAGACCAATCAAGCGATTACGACGTTCATTGGACATGGCATGTTGATTGTACTGGGTGCGGCGCAACAATTGATTTTAAGTCGACAAAAGAACAAGCCGTCAATGCTTGGAACTCTAGAGTTAATGAACCTTTTAGTTGTGACATAAAAGAAATTCAACATAAAGTTATAGGCACATGCTGCGCTTGCGGTGGCAGTGCCTGTACACAGAGTCCTTTAAATGATTCGGACGTTATGTGCTGGGGGTGTGCTTATGACGCTGCAATGTGAAAATAGGCAAAGCGCCGTGTACGCCAAACGAAAATTAAGAGAAGATATAGAGCAAGCGTTGAGAACCTATTGGTCAAACAATGATTTTGATGTTGGGAGCGTTGAGATAACTATCGATTCCCACAGAGGAAGAGACATAGAAACTGACTCTGGATTTAGGATTGAAAATGACATTACTTTAAATGAGTTTGTCGCTTTGGTAGCTAATGGAAATAATTGATTTTAGTTTATGGAAATTTAACCCTGATCTCACTAAGGGCTGCCAAATAAAATGCCACGAATGTGATGAATGGTCTTGCCATACAGATTGGACCGAGACCGTGGTCTATTGTGAAGATTGCGGTGAACACTCGGCTATTGAATGCCCAAAATGTGGCGAAGTATTCGAGCATGTGTGGTCATCAACGTTTGAGACACGTGTGAAGAATTTGTGAGCGGACGCGCCGATTGTGGCGCTAATATAAACCGCGATGCTTAACGGCGTCGCCTTGAGTGCCGGGTTATACGGCAAGGATGAAAAATGAAACAGCAAGACTCTTTAATGAAATTTGACCCAGCCAATGGATACCCGCACCCATACCCAAGCCATGCGGCACAATGGCGAGAATGGCATGGATTGGTTGCATGGCTATACAATCCATGGAGCGGAAATAAACGCGACGCAAGAGACATTGGAAGCGATGTGCAAGGATTATTGATAATTCCTGACGGTGAGCCGGTTTATGCCGCGTAACACGGGCTTATACACCTAAATAGGCGCATATCAAAGCCAACCCCGCCAGAAACAGCCAGAAAGCGGAAGGTAAAGGTACGCCCGGGGGTTCTTTGTCTGGTAGCTCGGGTTGGTTAAGCTGAATTGATATGCCGCCTAATTGAGACTCAGGCGGCAATATAGGGAGGGTTAAGCCAGTGTTTACAGGTGGCTTTTTTTTTCGATCATACCTAAAAGCAAGTTTTCAGTGGTTAGGTTAGATTTAACAACGGGCTTGCAGGGTTCGTTTTGAAAGCGAGCAATCTCTTTATCGAGCTGCTTGCCCTTAAAGTCGTTATCTTCGATCATTTTAACCAGCTTTTGCTGGTCATCTGGCAACTTAGCAAGCGCGTCCTGGATGACTTTATTGGCATCGCTTAAGCGTTCGTTCTGCTCGCTTAGGCGATTGTTTTGATCTTCAATCGTTTTTAGAGCATCCTTGTTAATCTCACAAGGTGGACTATAAGCGGCAATCGTGCCACCCACAGATACGGCGGAAACAATCCCGGCCACCATGCCAAACTCACTCAGTCTCATCAGATGCGCCTTCTGCCGGGTCGTTGTTAATAATCGTCGTGTTAGTGTTAGCCCGTGACCAGTCACCCGACAAAGCCGCCACGATGATCGAGATCATGCTAGCAATAATCGCTATGGGTTTATCTGCATGGATAACATAGACTATCAAGGCAAAAGCAAATACCAACGTACTAAAGCGTATAGCAAACTCTAGGCGGCTCACGGCATAGCCTCTAATACCTTGAAACCAAGCCATACCCATATCGCAACGGTGCAGACGAACACTGAGCATATCAGCAATATAATTAACCACATTGGTATGTTTTCTTGATTAGGCTTCATTCACACTCATACACTGCTGGTTCAAATATAGCACGCACGCGCCTAACCGTCTCACGCTCTGCATTACGTTCAAATTCGATGATACGGCAACGCTCCTTCCAGTCGGCACACTCAGTGCTTATGCGCTCAATATATGGGTCAGTTTCCTTAACTATTTTGGTTAGGTGTACGACTTTTTGGGCTGCATCTTGAAGTTCCGCACGCTGCTGCAAATATTTTGCGGATATCAGCACCGAATAGACAAATAAAGCAATAACAGCGGATTCCATCAGGCAAGCCCCAAAGCTTTAAATACTTTCTTAGTCTGAACTTTTCTATCATCCAGTCCGTTAGTGCCACCATTAACGCGCTTGGTTACAGTTAATATGCAACTGTCACTTGTGTCCACGCACTTCTTATCGACTGCATTCTCATTAAACCAGTAGAAAGCCGCTTGAAAATAAACTTTAGGGTTATCCTTTAAGCTGTCTAGGTCGGTATCTGCTGGCAAGCCTATGCTATCCAAAAACTTTGTAATGTTAGTCTTTCCGGTGAGTTGAAGTCCAAATATACCCCGATAACGCCAACCATCGCCGCTGGCCTCGTCGCCGTTGCCCATGCGGTTAGCATAGACATGATTAGCAATTAATTCTGGTTTTCTAGCGTGCAATGCCGCTAAACTAGGGTTTGGCTTATAATATTTAGAAAAAATATTTAGAAGCCCAGCCTCATTATAGTTCAAGTTTTCCCGAAAGTGGGTATAAAGACCGCTCTCATGCGCCACCTGACCTAGAACATGGGCAAATAGCAATTTATCAGTGACTCCCAAATCCGCCATCATCGCATTCGCTGTGTTAGGTCCCATAATGCCATCAGGCGCTAAGCCCAAATGCTCCTGATACTTCTGTAAATAATTCATATCAATACTCCGTATAACAAGGCCAGCAAGCGCTGACCTTGATTGACAATATAGTGCTATTAGACTACAGGAGCTGGATCTGCAACTGGCGCTGGAGCATCTGGGTTAATATCATCTAGACTTTGTACAGACGCAGATAACTGCCCAGTAGTTGCAATAACTGCGTCTAAAGCCGCTTGTGCTTCTGGTGACAATTGTCCTGTTGCGAGCTGCCCTTGTAAAGCTAAAATTGCATCAAGCTGAGATTGAGTAGCAGCCCTAACTTCGGTAGACACCTTTGAAAGTTGCGTTAAAATATTGCTTAAATTTGTGTTTACTGCTGTCAATTGTGTTGCTAATTCTTCTTGAGTAGACATAATAAGTTTCTCCAGTTTGTGAAGGTGATGCGTTAAATGATTAAACAGCTCTAAAAGCTCTGTTAAAAAGTTTTGTTCATTGCTCATACAATACTCCAGTAAAGTTAGCTCGTCTCGTGAGCCATTCGTTTAGCCTATACTTTAGGCAAATCTGCACAATGATCTCTAGGTTGCACAGCACCCACAGTATTGTATTCATTTAATCCAGCCAGCCACGCAATACCAGCTGGAGTAGTGGCGCCGTGTGGATTATTGCCTGCAACAAGGCCAGCAACTTTGCCTGCTCTGCCTTCTGCGTAGGCTTTTGCTTGTCTAAATGTAGGTTGATTAACACCTGTTACTTTGTATTTACCAGCCATTTTATTCTCCTGTTGAATTATACCTTAAAAGATCAGCCAAGCCTTTACTTACAATATCACTTGTATCGTTAATGCCTTTGCCAACATACTTAGCTGCATTAATACCACCGCGTAGTATTTTGTCGTGTGTCTGACCACTTTGAGCAGCAGCATGTGTATAAATACCCGGGCCTTCCCAGTATCGGCCTAGCTTAGCTCTAAATGGGCCAACAGGCAGGGTTGCTTCTGGATGCATGTTAAGGAAACCAGTAGTACCTGGGTAACCTTTCTTATATGCCCACAGTAGTGGTGCTGCGCCTAGCTTTGTTAGCTGCGATAGTCCTGGCACGCTAGTCATTTGTCCAATACTTGTAAAAACACCCAAAGACTTAGGTTGCTTCATAGCGCCAAATGACTTATCTTGGTGCGCAAGAATGTCACCCACTTTAGCTAGCTTTTGAAGAGCTTGCAGACGTGGTGGCCCTTTGTCTAAAAAGAGCCTCATTGCGTCGTTTGAACGCAAATGGCTATATAGCCTTGTTGTGTCAATACCATTAGTGCCCATGCCATGCTCTAATACTAAGTTAGTCATAGCGTACTTAGTATTAAGGTCTTTCCAGTGCTTAGCGCTTGTAGTACCTTTAGCACGCGCAACGCCTCTTTCCGCTGCTTGGTCTAGCTCTTGCAACAGTGGTTGTAGCTGCTTGGCAGCATTAGTGTCGCCTACTTTGTAGGCTCCATCGATGCCATCTTTAAGCATAGACCTTATATTTTTGTATGTGGTACCATCAAAGTTTTTGCCTGTTTCAAGGCGACCAGTAAGGCTACTCCTATTCTGCACTAACGTAGATTTTGCCATGTCTACAGCTTTTTGCGCAAGTTTGCTGTACTTAGCGGCTTCTGTAAATGGACTTTCTGCAATAGCTTTAACGTGAGCGTCAAGACTGGCCAAGTTGGCTTTATCAAATACTGGCGTAGTGCTGGCTTCTAGTGCGTTATACTGTGATTTCAAAGAATTTCTATGAGCGTCCAAAACTTCTGGTGCAACCTGCTTAATCATTTTGGTTTCTTTATCAAAATAATGCTCAGGAGAAATACCCATAGCTTGGTAGGCTATTCTACTATTTGTAAGATTTTTACTTGCATCGTGCACTTGAAATTCATTTGAGTAGCCTATGCTTTTTCTTAACTGAGACTCTATTTGTTGATGCGTTGAAGAGCCTGTCATTTCGCCAGGTAAAAGGTTTGCCCCCTGTTTTTGATACCAGTCAATTAGCTCTTTATTAGGCTTGCTGTAGTAGGATGGAATCCTATTTGTGAAAGGTCGCAAAGTCTTGCCAGCTACCCCACCTACAACGCCTTCTAAAGCACCGCCCGTAGCATTAGTGTCTATATTAGACGCGCCTTCTAAAGCGCCTGTCAGCGGGGCTGTTGTCAGAGTACGCTTTAAGTCAGCAAACATAGGGTTGTTAACGTTAGTAAAACGGCTGTTTTTAGCAGTTTCCCGTGCAAGCACAGTAGGTTGTATCACGTCGCGTTCTAACATTTTACCAAAACCACGCGTAAGCGGGTTACTACTAGCAGATAGCCCTGAGGCGCCTCTAATACCTGCATCAGTAGCAGCACGAGCTCCAGCAACCATTGGAGCGCCTATTAAGTCGCCTAGACCAGCTGCAGCTTTAGCAGCTACAGGGCCAATAGTAGGCCCTGTAACTAAGTAGGGTAAAGCGCCGCCCACTAGACCTGACCCTATTGGAGAGCTTATCTGAAAAGGTTCATAGGCATGAGTTTCGTCAGCTCGCTTGGCGTTTATAGCATCGTCCCTAGCAAAACTTTCTCTCAACACTGCAGGGTCATCCTCAAAAACTCGACCTAAAAAGTTACTTGCTTTTTTACCTTGCTCAATAAACCCAGAAGCTACACGTCCAGCGTGTATCATTGCAGATTGTCCCCACGGTGTGCGTAAACCTATTTTAAAAGCACCTTTTTGTACAGGGTCAAAAAATTCTGTAGGGCTAGGCTGTGCAGGATGCTCCATACCCGCGTGCGGGTCAGACGCAAACTGATTTTTAGTATTAGCTGTGTTGTCTACTTTAGGAGAACCAACTGCGTCATTTGGCGACTCGTCCCATACTATTTTAGCTGCATTAGGAGTGCCTAAGACTTTATTGATATACGCAGCATCAGCATTTTTCCCCATAGCAGGAGCTGCTATGCCATTCTTTTGAACAGCACCTGGGCCCGCTTTGTAAGCCGCTATAGCTTTAACAATGTCACCGCCAAACTGGTCTTTTAAGTCTTTTAAGTACCTAGCTGCAGCATCGGACGCCTCATAAAAGTCGTCAGGATTTTTTAAGCCATACATTTTTGCCGTGCTATCAATAAACTGAAAATGCCCTTTAGCAGAAGATAGCTTAGTTCTCATGTTCGTGCCTTTTGCAGACTCGGTGTTCCACAAGCCTTTTAGCACGCCATTGTCTAAGCCATATTGCTTTTCAAGACCAACTAAGTGAGTCTCTTTACTTGAGTTTGAGTTTACTTCATCGTCCCATGTAATAGCCATATTTCACCTTAGTATGGTGTAAAGTCAGTAGAACCATCAGCATGCATATACACTCTGCGGCCATTTTCATCAGTGCCTGCTCTAATTACTTTTCTTGAAACTCCAGTCTTACTTTGGCCAGCGGCTTCTTTTTGTTTAGGTTGTTCTGCCGGCTTGCGTAAATTTTCACCCGCTTGCTTGTATAAGCTGTCTAGCACTACGCCACGCATAGCTTGCATTTGTTTTTTAAGCTCTGGACTTGCGCTAGAGTCAGGGAAAAACATCTTACGCAAATTAGCCATTTCGCTATCTTTAGCGTCAGCTCCAGTTTGGGCACGTGTAATAGAGTTTATAAATGTTCTCTGAGCATTCTCTGCTTGCTGTTGCTCTGGAGACATCGTTGAACTTACTGCTATACCTGCAATGTCGCCTACAACAGGTATTGACTCGGCAATATGCTTAGCGTCTAGCTTATGCTCTTTAATACCAGACTCTAAATTGCTATATATGTCATTAGCAGCTTTACCTGACTCATAAAAGCTTAGCGCTTTACCTTCTGAGTCTGTCATGGGTTTCTTTGACGGGTCTGCTGGGCCTCCTGGTATAAACGTTTGCGTAGGGTCATTATTGTCAGACGTAGCATACATATAGCCAGAAGCAGGCGCAGGTCTTCCACCGCCCATGGTTATAGACGTAGACGGTCTAACTAGATGCTCAGCCATAAGTTTAGCTCTTACAGCAGGTGGATAGTTTTCTGGGTCAACTTGAGCAGTGTACTCAACATCTTTCATATTTGAAGTTGGGCTAGTTTCTTCAAAATTGTATTTTTGGGCTTGCTCAATAGCTTTAGGGAAAAACTCAGCAAGTAGCGGACTCTTTGTTAGGGCTAGCTCTTTCATTTGTTGGTAAGTTAGCCGCCTAGCTGGGTTCTTTTCATTAGCTATAATTGGGTCGTACGTTTTTGCAATAGCACTACCAAGCGTATCCATTTGTTGCTGTGCATACTGCGCCTTAGCAGTGGCTTGTTCTTCTTGCTTCATTGAATTGAAGTAAGCAGGCGCAACTTGAGAAATAAGACCCTCCATCAACCCGCCCATAAATCCTTCTGCCATATCAGCCTCCCCGCAGTAAGTCGTTTATGTAACTACTAGCATTAAAGCTAGGCGTAGCCCAAGGCTTTTCTTTAAGCGCTTGCTGAACTTGAGATGACATGTCAGCAAGACTCACAGGAGATGCTTGAGGAGCACCTTGGCCGCCTTGCATTAAGCTTTGTCCTAGCATAGAGCCCACCATACCACCTGCTTTTGTGGAGTCAAACTTACCGCCTGTCATAAGACCAGAGGCATCAGCTAAGCCTGACATAAACCCACTGGACCCAGCCGCTGCAGGTGCAGCTTCGGCGGCCCCAGCAGCAATAGGGGCACCATAACCCATGCTACTTGCCATACCAGCACCTGTCAAGCTAGAACCAGCTGCACCGCTTAAGCCTGCACTTCCTGCTGCGCCACCTGCGCCACTAAACATGCCACCTATAGCTGAACCCATGCTACTTAAAAATGCCATAATATTCTCCAGTTAGCGCTTGCCATACATTTTTAGCAAAGCGTTCATAAAACTTTGCATTCCTTCTTGTTCTGCGTTTGCTTGCTGAGTGGGCTGTCCTTGTTGTTTGTTATCAAACAAACCCATGCCCCCACCTAGCCCCATTGGCATAGACTCCATCATAGAGCTCATACCCCCACTTTGACCACTGCTGCCACCTAACATTTGTGCCATAACTATTTACCAGATTCAGACGAGCCAGACTGACGCGTATTTGTTAAAACAGTAGGATTGCCAATGGCGGCAGAATAATTCTGCAAATTAGTCCATGGCAACATTGTTGGAGCAAATTGCGACATTGCAGTTTGGCCCATAGAAGGTATCATGCTTGCCGCTGTGTTCATATTTGCATTTTTACCTTGCAAAGCCATGCTACCGAGGTTTGCAAACATGCCTTGCCTAGCTGTAGTTTGTTCATCAGCGAGCTTTGCAATATTCATTTTGTTTTGTAAGTCTTTATCAAATGAGTCATAGCCAACTTTAGTCATCTGATCTTGTAAATTTTTATCGATGTCTCTACTAATCAGAGCCTCTGCAACACCATGCCTAGAGCCACCAGCCATTCCAGTCCCAGCCATTCTAGCATCAAGGCTAGCTTCGCTCAAATCTCTAGTTCGCTGAGCATCTTTATAAAACATATTTTTCATTGCATCAACATAGTTATTGCCCTGGCCTCCCATAATACTTTCGTATAGTCCAGTAGACTGGCTAGGAGTGTTTTGAAACCCCTCTACCTTGCTAAGAATAGAATTAAGGTCGGCACTACTATAAGCGCCTCCAGCGTTTAAGTTATCAAAAGCTTGTCCCTGTTTACCAAGAACACCTGCCATTTGCTGCTGAACTTGAGGAATCATAGCATTAACATTGGCAGTCTGACTTGCCATTGTGTTTTTAGCCTGCCCCATTAGGTTTGCCAGTGCTCTGCGCTGATAAGCTGGAATCCTTTGATTTGAGTTGCCTACGCTATTGCTAGATGAAGACTGTGTTCCTAACATACTTGCCATTTTAATTCTCCACTTTGTATGTCAAAGTTGTGCTTATCTTTTTCCAGTTAGTTTCTTTTTTATTAAGAAACCTGTCCCAACCAACACGAGCACCAATTGCACGTATTTCGTCACATTTT